AACTCCGCACTCTCCGTGCTCAGTTCAGCCTTACGCTCCGTACTTAACAGCCTCCAAGACGGAAACAGCCGCGTCGTGAGCGATGGCAAAGTCCAAATCACGCTCGATGATAATAACCATCAAACCCAGATCGAAGGCCGAGACGGTATTGCCCGACTCGTTCAAGAACGATGCCTCCGTAGATGCCCGAACCACCAGACCCATTTCCTCAGCAAGCCAGGCTTCGTTCATCGCGGCCAAGTAGACCTTGGACTCGTCGGTGCCACCACCCAGGTTGTTCGGAATGTTGTTGGTGAAGAAGGCCCGTTGACCATTCCACGCTGGCGTCGGGGCCGTCAGTTCAGCCTTGTACACCGGAGTGTCTTCGGTGCGGCTCGTCATGAAGAAGACAGCCTGATCCAAATCAACGTTGTTGTTTGCGAGGTTGCCAAGCATCTTGATCGAATCGTCCTGCACCTCGGTCAACGTAGCTGTAGCGCCCGCCTGCGTAGCATCAAACACGTTAGCAGCGATCGCCCAGTTGAGCATACCGCGCGGCGAGTTCTCAGTACCGGGACCGGATAGGAACGCTATGTCCTCCGCGTTGGCCATAACCCGAATCAGACCATCCCTGACAATCTGTTCGGCGTTCTGACCAGAGCGACGTAGCAACCTTGTCGTCACGGCACTCTTGCCTTGCAGAGTCTTCGCTGAAAAGTTCAGCGCGCCGGTCCGCAGATTGCTGGCATTGCGACTCTTAGCCTCACCGACCCAACCCGCAGTTGGATCCGTAGCGACCCGCGGCACACGTAAATTGCCTCCGGTAAGGTCAACGATGACTGGCCCGGCCTGTCTCACGACTGCCTTGGCACGAAGTGCATCGATGAAGTCTGACGCCAGCACTGCCGGTACAAACACGCCGCCTTGGTCTGCATCTCCCGATGACAGAACCTTGACAACAATATCACCGAGATCATCGTCGTAGAAGTCCTTCGCCAGAGCTACCGCACGTTCCCGGTCATTGTTGGCAAGAGCCAAACAACGGCCGATCCTGGCGATACCAAAACCCTTGTCTCCACCCTCAATCAGACCAATCTGTCGATTCGACAGAATGCGCTGTGTATACGAGAGGTCAGATGCACGAGCATCGTCCGTCATCCTGCGGATCTCCGCTTGGATGGCGGGGGTTAGCCCATCCTTCAGGCTTTCTTGAATTAAAGGCGCCAGCAACGTACGCAGGTCGGCCTTCTGTTTGTCAGTAAGCATTTCAATCTCCTTTCTTTACTGAGTAGACAAAACAAACACCTTCACTTACGTAGGTTGAACGCAGGGCCACGGACTTAACTTCGTGATACCACTACGGGCCGAGAACCATTTCAATCGACCAATCCTACTTCCTTTCGTGTCGCTGTTTCGGCGAGCTCCTTGACCGTAGTTGCGGCCAAATCGAGCACTATTTCCTTCACAACGTCACAAATCTCTCCAGACAATTCCCCATCTTCTTCTGAAAGGGATCGCACAAGGAGGGTCTCAAAATCATCATCCTCTTCGGAATCGAGATCGCCCTCCTCCTTAACCAATACTTCGTCGAGCCATTCCTTTGCAACCATCAGTTGCTGGCGCTCGTCGTCTGAAAGGTCCTGAACGATCACCTTCAACCGTTCGAGACCATCCAAGAAATCTTGCAGCTCGTCGAGAGCGGCCGGGTCCAGCGCGGTCTTGAGGATCGCCCCATCCTTAAGGCGGTATAGAGCGTAGTCAGTATAAACAACAGACAAGTCCTCCCGAGAACCTACGAAACGCCCCAGATAGGTCACCTTACCAAGTGCCTTGGTCATGTCCCGAGCCGATTGATCTGCTTGTTGTGCAGAGCCTGCCTTCAGCCCCAACACTTGCAACGGATCATCTGCCACCAAAAGACCCCACGCCGGCTCAGCCCCCTCTTCGGGCCGATTCAGATCTTCCATAGATACTCCGACCTCAACTGACCCATCCGCAGACAGACAGAAGTTGGACGGGGTCACCTGTCGCTTGGTCTTGTCAACCTCATCAGTCCGCGCTTCTGCCTCCTTCGGTACCAGCGTGGCTTGCACGACAGAATCTGCCGAACCGGACTCGACATCATTCGGATACAGGCTAATGACCATAGAGTCAGAGACCGCCGCTTTGTTCTGCTCCAGTCGCCAGAAATGCCGCGTCTCGCTAAGAGCTTCTGTATCAAAGCCTTCATCTACTGCCCAGGTCTTGAACTCCTCGAGGGAGGTCCACTTACGTTGCCGACTCGACAGCGTATGGACAATCCACTCTTGTTCGGGAGAATCGGGGATTGTAAATTTCCCGTCCTCCGATATGACAACCTCCCGAGCGTTAATAAACGTCGGGACCCCTTCTTCATCTCCTTGACGCCGAATGAGCAACGTCGCAGACGCATAGTCAAAATAGAACAGGTCTGAGAACTCTTTCAGGGGTTCAATCTCGATCCACCTCAGCTCAGGGGGGACTGCATTGAAGTTTTCCCGGAGATGACGAGCCAAATGATTCCATACCCCACGCCGATCCTCGTCTGGAATGTCCGCTCCATCACGAGCGCCATTAAGGGTTGCCATTCCAACTGCTAATGCTTTGAAGTTCACCGCATTGAACGCCGTAGCACGATGATGCAGAAATTTGAAATCATCCTTCTCCGGGGCATCACCGGTCTGATCACCCTGCCATGCCGACATAACGCCCAACAACTCCACAGAGGCATCTCGCATTTCACGGGCCTCGTTCCAACCAGCGTCAGGGGCTTGAGATGGGGTATTGACCTTATGAGCCTGATCAAACGCGATCGAGTGCTTGTAATCACACTCGACGAGAGTACATCCAATCGTACCCTCATCTTTGTTGTCGTCAACGATCTTATACTTGGCGGTAGCGTTGTCGAGACTGATCGTAATGAATTCGTCCTCACGACTGAAATATTTAGTGGCAGCATCTTCAATAATCACAGTCGAGAATGCAGTATGTTTGGGGAACTCCCCTTCCAGCTGAACGATCTGAACCAGCTCATCACCATCGCCATACTGGTCCGCATGTAATGTTATAGGCTGTGGATCAAATTCGTCATCGTCATCGACATCAAGCAGCTCAAGCTCTTCAAGCGTGTCTTCAGCTTTGTCGCCCCAGTTGTCTGGCACTTGGACTGAAGTGGCATCCCCGTCAACCGCCTTACGCACTGCAGTGACATCCTCCTCCTTAATACCGAGATCGAGAAAGAGGGACTCCACATGTTCCCAGTTGTCCTGCATATCGTCGAGCCACTCTTTGAGCGGGGCCATAACCGCCCCGGACTTGGCAACCTGCCTAACTGCTTCAGGATTCGCGGGAACTGGCACGATAGAGAACTCCAACAGATCGATCTTCTTGAAGTCGAAAGCGAAACGAGCTCCGGTGAGATTGTCCTCATCGTCTTCCTCCATACGCTCGAACTTCAGCGGCATGAAGCCAATACTGGTTGCTTTCAACCCGCCCTTCTCAACAATCCGGAAGATCGTATCTGCAAACTCGAAAGTATCGAAGTCGAAGAAGTCGACATCAGCATCAACAACCCCAGCACCTATCTTGATGAGAGGACTCTTGCCGATAGGTGGCTGGCGAGAATCGTGAGCAAATAGCACAACCGGGTTCTTGCGAAAGTGCTTCAGCAAGATACCTTTCGACCGAATGATGTCTCCATGACGATCTTGAGTCTCCGTACTGATGCGAAAACGCCGCACCCGACTATCCTTCCCGCCCTGCTTGGTGACGCTGTCGGCGATGCGGGCCTGCTGGAACAACACCCCGTCCAGATCCAAACCTTCTTCGACCATCAGAAGCTCGCGAGCCTCATTGTCACCTGTCCAAAGCCGACGAACCGATTGGTCCCCATTGTCGCTCGAACTTGGTATATGTGTCCTCTTCATACTACACCACCTTACGTAGTATTATAAGGTTATGATAATGCGTAATCAACCCGCCTTAAGATAACCCAACCCAAATCAAAAAGAATCCTGATACTTCGTACTACTCAGGACTCTAGCTTAGGAACTCATCCGTGACGCC